AGGATGGACTACTAAGGGCGGCGGGGAGCTAATGGGTTCTTCTGATGAAATGAACCGTGCTATGCAGGAAGGATGTAAAAAACGTATGGCAAAAGGTTTTGAGGCTTATAAAGTTTATTCCCCCTCCCAGGGATACATTGATAGTATTGGAGCTAGGCGCATGAATGACGAGGAGGTCAGAAAGAAATTATCAGATTCTAAAAAAGCCAGTGCTGAGAACTATAACAAGATTGGAATTGATCCCCACAAACAAAACTACAAGCCACAATAAAAATAAATGTACGAATTTAGCGAGAACATTCAAAGAGGCATTTTATATCTTCTTAAGTCTAACAAAGATTTCTACCTGCAAATCGTTAACTTAGTAAAGCCTCATTATTTTGAATTTCCAGTACATGGGAAGCTCTTTTCGGTAGTTAGGGATCACTATGAGAAGTATAAAGCTCTCCCCACAGACGATTTCATTGAACAGGAGGTTAGAGCTACTAAGCCCTCCAACGAATCACTTCATGATTACACAGATGAGATTATCTATATTAATAAACTAAACACCTCTGCCTTAGAGGGGAGTGATTATTACCTAGACCTTGTAGAAACCTTCGCAAAGAGGGAAGCTATGAAGGATGCCATCAAGCAGTCCCTCCTTTTAATTAAGGAAGACAGGATGGAGGAGACGGAGAACTTGGTGAGAGAGGCACTCACCGTTAGTCGAAGTGTTGATATTGGTCAACAATACTTTTCTGATATAAAAGATAGGTGGGATAGAACCCATAACGCGGAAGAGAGAGATAAGTATAAGACGCTCCTTCCCTCTTTAAATAAATCACTGGAGGGTGGTCTAGGGGAGAAGGAATTGGCTATGGTTATTGCCCCTCCTGGAGTGGGTAAGTCCCTGTGGCTTGTTAATCAAGCGGTACAATCAATGACTGAGGGTAGAAAGGTCCTCTACGTGTCATTGGAGATGTCGGAGGATAAGATTGCTCAGAGGTTTGATTCTGTAATGACACTCATCCCCCAGGCGCAGCTAAAGGATCCTTCCGCCCAGCTTCGGGTCCAGGAAAGGCTAAGTATTTTTCGAACTAACTTCCCTGGTGGTAAGCTGGTAATTAAGGAGTTTCCAACAGGTACAGCCACTGTCAATACTATTAGGGCTTTGCTGGTTCAACTGCGTAACTATGAAGAATTTGTCCCTGATGTTATTATAGTTGATTACCTGGAATTGTTGCGACCTGTGAGGGAAAACCAACATGAGTATCAGGCACAACAAAGGATCGCTGAAGAGCTACGAGGTTTGTCTATGGAGTCCAGAGTTCTGGTATGGACAGCTACGCAGACCAATAGGCAAGGCAGAGCGGTTAAAATTATTACAGATGCAGAGTTGGGAGACTCGTATGGCAAAATTCGTACTTGCGACTTTGCGGTATCCCTCAACCAAAGCGAGGAAGAGTTTGATACTGGCCGAATGAGGGCTTATGTTGTTAAGTCTAGAAACGGTCGCCCGAGGTTTACTGTCCCCATGGATGTAGATTATAATGTTCTCAGGATGTCAGAAGGTGAATATGACGAAGAAGACTAAAATACTGTCTAAGATACCGTTGGAATTTAACGCTGGGTGGGCAACGTTTCTCTTTGTTTTGAAAAAAAATCTCAAAGATGATGACGGGGCTAAGTGTTACGGGATCACAGACTTCAATAAGTTTACGATTACTTTAGAAGAAGGAATGAGTGAAAAAGAAGCTCATCATACTATTATACATGAGTGCAGCCATGTGCTAATGGAGACTTTAGGGCTGGGAGGCCCTGAGGAAGGTATGAGTGATAACATAGAAACAACAAATGAGATTGTTACAGAGACCACTTGTAGATCTTTTTTGATGTTTAAAAATTTGAATCCCGAATTATGGGATATTTTGTTTGTTTGTTAAGAAAATAGGAAGTATGAATGTTTGATTATTACGATAAATCTAAGGAAGAGTTTGCCGCTGCCACTTTTGTTCAAGCTGGTAGAGATTTAGCTAATCTAAATCCTGACAGGTTTTTAAAGGAGTGTCGCAATATTGCCCCTCAGTTGACACAGGTGTTAGATAATAATCTTCCATGTATGGAAGATGTAGAAAGATTTAAGGGAGATTTTTTACGAGGAGCGTCAGCCTCTTCGGGACACTCTAAAAATGGGACTAATTCAGTTACTAGAAAGAAGCCAAGAAAGAACAAGAGGACTCGTTACCCAACTTATGAGGAAGCAGCGGATAGATACACGCTCAGGTACACTTCTACGGGGGCAGTAGAGGTGTGGACAAAGCATTCTGCAAACGCAAACTATGGTATGCCAAAAAAGATGACGTTTCGTATTGCTCCAGATTCAGGTCATATGAAGGTGAGTATAACTGCTCCTGCCAAGAACGCCAAGGATTTGTATGTGTCTCATTTAGTATTTCTCCTTCACCACAAGAGATGGCCCCAAATGATGAAGAAACATGCCCCTAATAATGGTTTAGCGGTAATCCATAAGGATGGTGATCTGACTAATAATCATCCGTCTAATTTGAAAGAAGCTGTGAGTCAGGAAGAGCTTAATCAGTTTCTATTCAAGATGGGTAACAGTTATGAATAAGTCACAAAGTTTGTTAGAGGCTCTTAACGATCTGTCCTGGGAAAATTATGTTGATCTGGCTGACGCGGTAACGCAATTCGATAAGCATGAAATTGACGAGGAGATGGCTAGGCAGTCTTCAGTATATTCTTACTATCAAGGTCTTTTGTCAATAGCTAAGAATAAGCTAGATGAGGCTCAGTTGAAGTTAACCACTTATATGGCTACAACAAGAAAGGATAAAAAGGCTTCTACTCCCATTAAACAAACCGCAAAAGATTTAGATGATTTTGTGGAGTCTTCTTTGGAGTTTGCAGCATACACGGAAAAAGTAAATAGTGCCTCTTTGAAGTATACTCTACTAAAGGGTTTGGTGTCTTCGTTGGACCATAAGAAGGATATGCTGGTACAGCTATCATCCAATCGTCGCGCCGAGACAAATTTGTATAGATAATCTAAAAAATTTACGAACACTGACTATAATACTGTAACTGGCCCAACTGACCATAGGAGGTTTTAACATGGCTATTGATTTGAATGCCCTTCGGGCGAAACACGCTGAACTCAGCACCCCTGGTGGTGGGAAGTCTAATTCTGATTTCCTCTCTACTTTTATGCAACTCCAAGAAGGAACGAATGCTATTCGCATTCTTCCTGGTAAAGATGAAGATACTATGTTCTACGCTGAGACGAAGATTCATAGGGTACCGTCTGGTGATGGACAGGTAAAGAATGTTCATTGTCGAAAGGTTCATGGTGAGCCTTGTCCTTTGTGTGATTCTTATTACTCCCTTTGGAAGGAGCCAAATAAGGATGAAGATCTTGCTCGTCAAATTAAGCCCCGCGCTCGATACTACATGAATGTAGTGGATCGTGAGAGTGGAGACGTAAAGATTCTTTCTGTTGGCGTTATTCTCTTTAAGAAGATTATCGCTGCTATGCTGGATGAAGATTTTGGTGATATCACCGATCTCGAAACTGGGCATGACTTTAAGATTGTGAAGATCATGGAAGGTCAATGGCCTAAGTATGATCAGTCTGCGCCTCGTCCTAAGTCCTCGGAGACTGGGAGTAAGGCAGAAATTGCAGCATGGATGGATTCCCTCCACGATATTCATGCTCTCGTAAAGCTGGAGGATTATGAGGATGTGAAGGGGGCAGCAACTGCACTTCTTCCATCTCACGAAGGTAGCATGGAAAACCCAACCTCTGCTGAGGATGTGGCGGACGATGATTACCTAGATCGAATGAAGAGTACTTAAAGTATGTTTAAATTTAGAAACGTCGTTTTAAGCGTATCACTAATGCTTTTAGTGGTATTGCCTCTAGCCTCTTGTAGTGTGTTGGATTGGGTTAATAATCAAAATATGGTTATTACCACTATTGAGCAAGTACAGGATGGAAAGAAGGGAGAGGCTGTAATTCTCCCTACTGATAAGATCCCACAGGAGTATAGGACCAGTTGGAAGGACAAGGTAGTCGTAATGGCCCCTAGGGAGTCCTTAAAAGCTGATTCAACATCCTTTGTACCAGTGTCTACGGATTCTAGTATGTGGGGTGGAGATGCTATTATGAGTTTGGCTCAGGGAGCGTTGAGTATAGGAAGTACTTTTATTCCTCAGCTTGCTGGGTTTGAAGCCATTCTTCTTTTACTGTTTAAAAGGAAGAGAAAGCACTATGGCAATGCCCTGAAGGCTATTGCTCCTACTGGTGAGGGTATCAATATCAAGTCTGCTTCACAAAGTATTGGCAAGGCTCTTGGGATGGCACACTCTTCTACTGGATCAGGAGAGACATTCGATAAGGAAGAGATCAAAGCGAAAAAGGCTTAGATTTTTATCGAGAGCAACTATAATAGGGGGAGGCGTAGTGCCTCCTCCTTTTTTTATACTAAGTCATGGCAAAGAAAAAACTTAAAATCTTGTGTGCCCCCGCTAATGAGGGCGGCTGTTCCTACTACAGAGTTATAGCCCCAATGAAGAAATTGGCGGAACTTTATGGGGATCAGGTTGAGTTTCGGTATAACCTT